GTTCCTCGGAGATGAAAGTCTCCACTGATTAAGGCAACCGTTTGTTTACAAATGGCGAGAGCATCAGTTACCACTCTAACAAAGAATGATAACAAAGAGAATCGGTTCAACCAAAACACCTAATCGACCTCACGATCGGTTAGACTCACGTGTAAGACTCGTGAATATTCATTTAAAGACAATGCTGTCTCTCGTGAATACGTTCGGCAGAGCCAATATTTCTTATGACACTGTCAAACAAGCTTGGACACAGTACTCTTCAGCGTTTCTTACGTTAGCAAGAAACGAAGGTCTGAAGAATGCCGTGGCAAACTCAAAAGGTATGTACCAAGTGGCCCTTAAACTGGCCACCGGTGAACCTTTCCATCCTATCCCGTTTCGTAAGACAGTGAAAGGGACCAACATTCCTAGAACCCTCCAACCTCTTATCCCCCTTTTAACAGGAGACAAGTGGTCAAAGAGAATAGGGTTAACCCTCGCGGGTGTACACCTACTAGTAGTATTACCACCTGATCTGAATGTTAATTCGATCACTGACTCTGGGAAACCAGTGCCTAGTCAACTCCTTGAGGAATTCAAAACCTTCCTCGAGAAGAAGATACCGAAGCAACCCACGCCAAAAGCAAGGGTTGATTTAACCTTCGGGGCACGATCTGGACCTAACGGTCCAGCCGTACCATCAGCTCACCTTGACGCCCGGGCTCTGCTTAACGCAGGACCCGAATTATTAGAGGCTGTCAAGAAGCTGTTGACACTCACTGGTCATCCGATCCTCTCCTCGTTCCGAAATTGTTTGCTCCACGCTCCCAAGGGTAGTTATGACCTTGGGCGACTTGCCTTCTTACCAGAGAATGGTGGGAAGACAAGGATAATTGCCATAGTAGACTTCTGGACCCAACAGGCCCTGAAGCCCTTCCATGAGCAATTGCTTGGAGTGATCAGTCAAATCGATGCGGATTGTACCCTTAATCAGAATGAGGGCTTTAAAAGGGCCCTAAGACTTTCTAAAGGGAAACCAATTCACTCATTTGACCTGACGTCTGCCACGGACAGATTTCCTCTGTCCTTCCAGATGGTTCTCATGAACCATTTGTATGGGCCCGAGATATCGGGTCTGTGGGAGACTGTGATTTCGAAACGAATGTGGAGGGTTGGAAAACAGGACCGTTTCATAAGTTGGGGAAGAGGACAACCACTTGGAGCATATAGCTCCTGGGTGGTTTTCTCTTATGCCCATCACCTCCTGGTGCAGTTTTGTGCATGGAGGGTCCGTGAAGACCCGATGCAGTATTCTCTGCTAGGCGATGACCTTATGATCTGGAACGATGCAGTTGCTAAAGAATATGAGAAATTGATTGGGGAACTTGACGTTCCCATTTCGCAATCAAAATCTCTATCTTCAGCAGCAACCCGATCCACCGGAGAATTTACAAAACGAATATTTACTGGTGGTGTCGAGTTGTCTCCCATACCTCTACCAGCCCTCCTGACAGGCTTGGGGTCCATCTTACAGACCCCAAACTTGTTAAGACTGCTGGAAGAGAGATGGGGGATTCCATCATCTCCTGTGGGCCTTTATGCATCAGAGTTCCTTTCTCTCGGTAAGAAGAACAATAAGAAGAAACAGAAAGGGATGGCCTTGTTGGCCATCTTGATGGGGGCGGGCGCAGTCATAGGTGGATCATTATGCCATCCATGGTGCGCCATAAACGAAGACCTTTCCACCCTGCAAGCAGGGCTAAGAAAGGATGTATTCGTAGCATCCCTCCCAAAACTCACCCAAAAGAAGCCTAATCTCTTAGACCTCTTAAAGGGTCGGGAGTTAGTGGTCCCACACTCACTACTTACAGTCTCGGAATGGTCTGAGGAAGACCCACATCCAATTGTGTTAGCCCAGCAGACTTATACCTCCCTTCTTGCAGAGAAGTACCTACCCCAGGCCCGGGAACATAAAGAACTCGGGTATGGGACAGAGCAAAGAACGCTTAAAAGAGCACTATCCAACTTGAAATTTACTCCAGATCCGACCTTGTCGTGGATGATCGAGGAAAATCGATCAAAGACGAGAAGAGCGCAACTGGGGAAAATTCTTATCGAATCGTTCTATAAATTAGTGGAACGACGCAAAGCCGCCAGTATCTCACAACCTTAGGTGGGTGAATCCTAAGAGCCTCTTACGAGACAGCATCGACAACGCTTCACGGCGT